CTGCAGCAGCCTGCTCTTGTGCCTTTCTTTTATCTTGTTCCTCTTTTTCTTTTGCAGTAGCAGCAACTGAAGCATCAGATTGTTTTGCCCAATATTCTAATTCTAACTTATTTAAATTTTCTTTATGTAACTTATCTAATTCTTCTGTAGATAAATTAGCAGCAACTAATAAAGCTTTCTTTCTTTCAAATTCAGCATTTTCAGCTTCAACTTTTAACTGATTTTCAGTCTTTGTTGCATCACTAATTTATTTCTTTCTTCAGCTTCTTCTTTAGCTTTTTCTCTAGCATCTTCTTTAGCTTTTTCTTTAGCTGCTTTTGCATCTTCAATAGCTTTGTCTTTTGCTGCTTTTCTTTCAGCAACTACTTCTACTTCTTGTGAACGTCTTAACGCTGCTCTTTCCTTGTAAGAGTTAGATAATATTTCATTTTGCTTTTTAAAGAAATCATAAGATGATTTTGTTAATTCCTCTTGCTTTTCTATAACATCATCACTAGCATCACTCGCCTTTAACAGGTGGTCAACCTTGGGTAACTATAAATACCATTAGTGGTGCTTTAGGAGTAGCTGGTTCTTTGTTAGCGACTAAAAAAGCTTTAGCAGAACTTGGGGGAGGGTCAGCACAAGGTGGAAGTGTAGGAGGTAGTGTTTCAAATGCTCCAACTGTAAATACATCTGCTCCTTCTTTCAATGTAGTAGGTACTTCGGGACAAAATCAAATAGCACAAAGTTTAGGTAACCAAGCACCTGTTAAGGCTTATGTAGTAAGTAACGATGTTACAACTGCTCAAAGTTTAGATAGAAATATTGTAAAAACTGCTACGGTAGGTTAATAAACAAAATTTATAAAAATTAATTATACTATAAAATAAACTTATATGAAAATAATTGAATTAGTAATAGACGAAAAAGAAGATTTAAGCGGGGTTGAAGCGATAAGCATTGTAGAATTTCCAGCTATAGAAGAAAATTTTATAGCTTTAAATAAACAAATACAACTTGCAAAAGTAGATGATGACAAACGTATATTAATGGGTGCTGCTTTAATTCCAAATAAAAATATTTACAGAAGAAACGGAGAGGATGAATATTATATTTTCTTTTCTGAGGATACTGTTAAAAAGGCTAGTGAATTATTTTTAATGAATAGCAATCAAAATAATGCTACTTTAGAACACGAAAAAAAAATAAATGATTTAAGCGTTGTAGAAAGTTGGATAGTTGAAGATACAGAAATGGATAAATCTAAAAAATATGGATTGAATGCTGCTGTAGGTACTTGGATGGTATCAATGAAAGTAAATAACGATGCTATTTGGACTGATTTTGTAAAAACAGGAAAAGTAAAAGGCTTTTCTATTGAGGGATATTTTGCTGACAAATTAGAAATGAGTTTACAAAAAGAAAAAGAAAAAGAATTAATTGAAAAAATAAAAGAAATTATTATTAAACATAACGCTTAAAATATGAGTAAAAGAAAAACAACAAGTCCAAAAGGAGGAAATAGAGGTTGCTTAGGTGCTGATGGCAAATACAGCATAGAAAATTGTAATGGTGATTTAGCAAATCAAGGGATAGGCTCTACAGTATCGCAAGGTGGTGCTGAGGTAACTGTTATTGATGGAACAAAGACTATCGTAAGAAGCAACGGATAAACTAATTTATAACAGTTTTAAATAAAATTAATTATAATAAAAAAGTATTTTAAATATTAAATATATGTCAAACGTAATTAAAGAAATTAAAACGCTTTTGGGTATGGAAATTAAACTAGCCCAAATGAAACTTGAGGACGGTGTAACTGTAATTGAAGCAGAAGCATTTGAACCTGAGATGGGTGTTTTTATTGTAAATGGCAATGAACGTGTTCCTATGCCTGTAGGTGAATTTGTTTTAGAGGATGGTAACATTTTAAAAGTAGATGTTGAGGGTATTATTGCTGCAATTGAAATGCCATCGGAAGAAATGCCCGCAAATGAAGAAGAAGTTTCAACTCCTGCGGAAGAAGAAATGGCTGCTGAAACTGCATCGCCTAAAAAAGTAGTTAAATCAATTACCGAGGAAATGTTTTTTTCAGAAATTGAAAAACTAAGAAATGAAATTGCTGAATTAAAACTAAGCAAAGATAAATCTGATGAAGATTTGAAAAGTGCGGAGGTTAAAGGAGTTGAATTAAGTGTTGAACCTTTAACACATAGTCCAGAAATTAAACCCGCTTCGATTCAAAAATATGCATCATCAAGACCATTAACAACTCAGGACAGAGTAATGGCAAAACTTTTTAAATAATAAAAATAATAATTAAATATTAAATTCTATGCCAACTACAACTTCTATCACAACAACTTATGCTGGTGAATTTGCAGGAAAATATATTTCTGCTGCTTTACTTTCTGCTTCAACAATTGAAAACGGAGGTATTGAAGTAAAACCAAATATCAAGTATAAAGAAGTAATCAAGAAATTATCAACTGATGCAATCGTAAAAGATGCAACGTGTGATTTCAACGCTACTTCTACTATTACATTAACTGAAAATATCCTACAACCAGAGGAATTTCAAGTAAACTTACAACTTTGTAAAAAAGATTTTCACAATGATTGGGAAGCGGTTCAAATGGGATATTCTGCATTTGATTCATTACCTCCATCATTCGCTGATTATTTAATCGGACACGTAGCTGCAAAGGTTGCTGAAAAAACAGAGCAAAACATTTGGAAAGGTGTAACTGCTAACGCTGGTGAATTTAACGGATTTGCTACTTTATTAGCTGCTGATGCTGGATTGCCTGCTGCTCAAGAAGTTCTTGGAACTACTGTAACTGCTGCAAATGTTATTGCTGAACTTGGCAAGATTGTAGATGCTATTCCTGCTGCTTTGTATGGTAAAGAAGACCTGTATATTTATGTATCTCAAAATATTGCAAAAGCTTATATTCGTGCTTTAGGAGGATTTGGTGCATCTGGCTTAGGTGCTAACGGTACTAATTCAATGGGTACACAGTGGTGGAATAACGGAAGTCTTTCTTTTGATGGTATCAAAATTTTCGTAGCAAATGGATTAGCTGCTAATACTGCTATTGCTACTGAGAAATCTAACTTATTCTTTGGAACTGGTTTGATGGCTGATAGCCAAGAAGTGAAATTAATTGATATGGCTGACATTGATGGTTCACAAAATGTTAGAGTAGTTATGAGATTTACTGCTGGTGTTCAATACGGAATTGTTTCTGATATTGTAACTTATGGAATTGTAAACGCTGCTAACTAATAAGCTATAATTTGTATTAATTAAGGGGAGGTAAAATGCCTTCCCTTTTTTTATTAACTTTAAAATATATATAAAAATGCCTTGTGAAATAAGTTTAGGAAGAATAGAGAAATGTAAAGATTCCAATGGAGGATTAAAAGCGGTTTATTTTATAAACTGGGGAGATATGACAGGCGTAACTTATGATGTTACTAATACTGATGCAATTGCTACTGTATTAGGCACACCAACTGCTTACAAGTATGACTTGAAAGGTAATAGTTCGTTTGAACAAGCTATTACATCTTCAAGAGAAAATGGAACTACATATTTCGAGCAAACTTTAAATTTAACTTTAAAGAGATTGTCAATTGTAGACCATAAACAAATTAAATTATTATCTTACGGTAGACCTCAAGTAATTGTGGAGGATAATAATGGTAATTTCTTTTTATGCGGCTTAAAACACGGATTAGATGTATCAGGTGGAACTATTGTAACAGGTGCAGCAATGGGTGACTTAAGTGGTTACACATTAACGTTATCAGGACAAGAGCCTGTTCCTGCTAATTTCTTAACTACTGGTTTAACTACTGCTGGATTTACAGTTGTTGAAGGTGCTTAATTGTTTGTTTTTTTGATGTTTAAAGGGGTGACTTCGGTTGCCCTTTTTTTATAACTATATATAAACGTAATAACAAACTTAACTAATTTAATAATATTACTACGTTTATATTTTTTGTTATGCAACAGTTTCAGGAACTATCTGCAAACATTCATCTAATGCATCTGCTAAAGCCTCTTCATAAGTTAGAGCCTCGCTTCCATCAGAATCAGTGTCTAAAGGATTAGTTATGTAATATGAATATCTATGTTTATCTTCTCCAATATAACACGCAACTACAAATACATTAATATTATGAACTTCTCTTAACCACTTTTGTAATTCACACATCCATAACGATATACAGGTTTCATTAATCATTACGTTTTT